AGGTTGAATGATATCATCCGTCACTCATTCCCTCGGGAGTCCTGTATGGACAACCAAAGAATGGGTATTAACGGAGTCATTCGTGCTCTCCAGGATGGCGAAAGTGTCTACTCTGTAGACCTTTCGTCGGCAACTGACCGCTTCCCGCGTGGTTTCTCGATCCAGATCCTTCGGGATCTGGGGATGGGGAACTACGCTGATGCTCTCCGAGAAGTTTCGGAAGCCGAGTGGGATTCCCCTTGGGGGTCCGTCACCTATGGTGCCGGACAACCAATGGGTCTCTACTCCTCCTTTCCCTTGTTTCATCTGTCCAATGCACTTGTTGCAAAGGCTTGTGAAACACAAGTCAGGAGGAACACTCGGTCCAATTCTTCTGAACAAGGCTTGGTCACCTTCCAAGAAGGTAACTCTTTCTTTGTTCTCGGGGACGATATTGTCTTCAGTGACTCTAGAGTCGCTGGTGGTTACCGGGACGCCATGCGAAAGCTTGACGTACCGATTAACCAGGCAAAATCGTTCTCTGGAAGAGTTGCGGAGTTCGCAGGGTTTATGGCTGTCCCAACCACACGTGGTGTGATTGGTTTCCGCCCTTACAAGGTCCCTCCCGGGACCTTCGTAAGTAACCCTGTCAACCTGCTCGATGCTGTTGGACCTAGCATTGCTAGGGCCAGCAAACGCTGGCAGTCTCGTTTTCGGGACTACCAGCACACTGCATCGGAACGAAGCATTGACCTCTCTCCTATCTTCTCGGAAGAAGATAGTGTAGGGAACAATCCCTATAGGGGTGATGCCTCAACTCTCAGGAGCATGAGTCTTGCATTATCAATGCAAATGGACCCAAGCTCCCTTCCGGATCTTAGCGGCGACGCTAAGATCAATCGGATCCCCATGTTCAACGAACGTGGGGTACGCGACTACTATGGGTTCAACCCTTCTGAGCTGGCTGCGAGTGATGTTCCCTCACGGGGACCTCACAAGGAGACAGCAAAGAGACTTTCTCAGGACCCGCTAATGCGGAAATCCAGGGAGAGTTACAGGAAGAACCTGTCTGTGGCGTCTGGGACGCGGGACGAGAAGGTGGCAACACCTCCCCGCCCCCCACGGGATCCCATTTGGGATCATGTACCACCTCAACTTGTTGAGAGGTACAAACAGTTTCCAGAACTTCTGGAAACCTTCCGTGAGAAGCATCAACTCTCTCAACAGAGAGAGACTGATGGCACAGCCAGTAGTCAGGAAGCTCAAGGCTTTCAGCCTTGACCAACCTCAAGTTGGTTGCCCAACGGACTTGTCACACTGCATAGCAGCGATTCAAGC